TCAAGTTGAGAGGATACTGCAGACCGATTAGGTTGAGCATTAGCGTCGGCGAGAAACTTACCGGACGATTCAGAGTACGATTGGAAGAACGCTACCACACGGTTAACATCCAAGGAGTTCTGCGCTTGCTCCAAGTATGTCTGACGTGAAATTCCAGTCAAAGGATCAATAGACAACAACCAATTCTGAAAGCCAGAATCGTTATTGATCTGCTGCCAATTCGGTACGGAGTTAGACAGAGCTGTCCAGAACCTCTCTTCAGAACTCATGGCCTGCTGGTGGGCAACCCGTTGAACCTGAGGAAGTACTGAAGTATTCAAGCTAGCTGCAAGCTGGTTGATGGTTGCTTCGATAGAAGCAATCTTAGCAGCCACAGGGTAAAGCTCTTCACGAGAAACCTTACGCATCACATCAATGGACTCACCGTAATCATTACGATCTGACTCGGAAACAAGATTCTGATTAGCCATAATCGGAGTGGTATTGGATGGGACTGTTGATAACGAAGCGAGAAGCTGCTCCATCTGAGCAATTCTAGATTGATACTCTTTATTAGTCTCCGTAACAGACTGTAGGCGGTTGTTCGTAGCGTTATACATACCTTGCAGGGAACGCCACTGCTGCTCGTAACTTTCTGAACTCGGGCCATCTACGGTGCTACGCTCGTTCTTCTCCGTAGATTGGTCAACAGAACTAACTGAAGTGTCGGCGCTGTCAGCCTGTGTACCAGCATTGTCACCCGTCGAAGAGTTTTCGTCGGAGGCAGATGTGGTGTCTGCTCCGCTATCCTCAGCGCCAAGTTGCTTGTACAATTCCTGTACTGCCTCACTCTGTTTGCGAATCTGTTCTGGTAGTGCCATTAGGTACGCTCCTATCCGGTGTGCGTGTTAACTAGTCGGCTTTTTAGCCGCTAGGTCAGGTGCTTCTTGTGCGAACTTTACAAGCTCGCCTAGGACTTGGCAACGCCCCTGTGAAATTGCCGAGTTTGCTAGCGCAAATGGTAGATTCTCAAGTTCATGGGTTCTCCACGCTTGGAGGTAGGTCAGTACGTCTGGGTACTGCCTAACCATAAGCGCGAAAGCCTTGATAACCTGAGCATCTGGGCGAATCATCGATTAGCCCCCACTGCTCTATTTGCTACTAAGTTAGCGTCCATACCGCCCTTTGGGCTTCCATCAGGTTGGGTAGGAGTAGATTTCGGAGCCGATATACCGGCTTGTTGTTCTGGCTGGCTAGCCTGAGCTACGGCTACTTTAGCCTTCATCCGATCATTGTAGTCCATCTTTTCAGAAGACGGGACAATTTCGTCCATAGGCATCTGCAGGCTTCGAGAAACTTCTCTAATAATAGCAGCCCGCCCATCTTTACCGATGATTTCCATATCGACAGGGTTCGACGTAGCATTGAGAAACTCAAGTCTGCGAACATTCATTGTCTCCTTAGATGCGAGATTGATTGCACCGCGAGGCAGGATAATGACATCACCCTTGATGCTTTCATCAGGATCGTAACGCATATTGTAGATATACTGACGCTTGACTATCGGCTTAACTATGTCGGCGTCGATGTGCATAACGACTTGGCGGATGCCCTTACCGGCGCTGCCCATGAGCATAGACAGACCAGACGATGTGCGACCAGCCCCCTGCACGTTAAGATCACCATACAGATACGCAGGAATACCGGAGTGCTCATCAGCCAGTCGTGAGAACTTATCGTACACAGCAACGAGCGTAGTCGCATTATCATCTGGCTGTGAGAACCGCACAGCAGGCGCACTCGATCCGACAGGATCATTCAGTACCTGCCAAACCTTCCACGGGTGAATCTGGGTGATGTCCTCGTTCGGAGGAATACGATCTATATTAATCTCAACCTGTGGGCCAGACGAGATGCCCATGTTGTTCACAAGAGCACGGGCTGCTGCGTTACAAACATTCTGGATATCTTCGATGATCTCTGGAATACCCTTGCCCCAGAACGCGCCGGGGCATTTGATAAACGAGGTCTTGGCGTATGGCTTCTCACCTAGCGGGTCGTAGTTCAGTACGGCCTTGATGACATGGTTGCCCACTACCCACACATTGGCATCATACTCTTTCGACTCATCTGGGACATCATCTTCTGTAAGACCCCAGTCAAGCAGCATCTGCCCGCTTACCTTACCCCAGAACTCAAGGGCGTCGAACATCTCGGTAGGCCGAAGTGTCGTATTGAACTTGTGCTCTTCCTGTTCCTTCTGAAACTCAAAGGATACATTAACCCAAGAAGAAGCATTCCCGTTCTCAAGAGCGGCCTTGATGGAGTTGTCGTCATACCCCGGAACACCGATAAGATCAGCCAAATCCATACGGGTTAGGCGGTGATGCTCGAAGATATACCCGTCATTCAGGTTAGACACACCCGGCTCTGGAAAGATTCTGAACGGGTCTACGCGCTCATACTCAGGCGCAATACGCTCTGTTGGAGCAGCAACCGTCTTACCAAACTCATCCTGAGTCCAACCTAGGACACGCTGCCTACGTACAACTGGCCCTTTGATAAACGCACAAGGGTAAGTAACAAGGTCAGTAATAAAATCGTTAAAGGCTTCAGACCAGCCGCCTTCGGCAAACTGATCAGAGATTTTCAAGTTCATCTTGTCCGCACGGGTCTGAGCCTCATGCAGAACACGGAACCTATAGTCCTGAGCCACCATCTCTTTTAGCTGAGAGACTTCATCGCGAGTAGGAGCACGATCCTCGGACTTCAGTATCTCCATAACCGAATCAGCAAAGATGGACTCGATCTCTTTGGCTTGAACAGGAGACAGCTCAGGGAGTGGCGTAGGCTTAATATCCCAAGGGGGAGTACCTGTATCAAGCAGGATGTCGCGTAGCCAGCTCTCAGCAGCCCTACACTTAACCTCAGTGATCATCATGTAGACTTCAGACCCACCCTGAGTTTGGATGGCTGCAAGTTTATCTGCCTCATACTCACCGTTACGCTGACGCATAGCCTTGAGCATTTTCAACTCAAGAGGCTGCTTCGCAATCTTGGCAGCATCCCAGCACTCACGGAGATAAGACGATATGCCAAGGATGAGGGGATTGTTCTGACGATCCTGAACTTCTTTGTTAATACGATCCTTCTCTTGCTTAACAAGTTCGGAATTACTAACAACTCTGAGAATCGAAAGTCCAGCCATTACGGTTAAATCCCTGTACTTTTACGAAACTTTGTCTGTTCCAAAGCTCTTTGAGCTGGTGTCAATCCGGTAAACGCAGGTACGCCAGTCATCAGGGGGGTCATAGGTGCTCTGCCCATCGGGGGCATTCCGCTAAAAAAACCTGCAGGTGGACGGTTTAATCTAGCCCCGAATGGCTGTGACATCGCCGGAGCTGTAGGTCGAACTGGGGGCATAGGAACTTTATCAGTCCCGATGAAGCGTGTATTCGGGGGGATGGGGACCATACCGCCGTTAGCGTAGCCCTTACCCATGTTGGAGCTGTGCATCTTCGGGTTATCCGAGTTACACATATAAGATTTGGTGGGTGACCCGGACTTCTTCATAGCAATCTCCCCAGCTACATGTCTCACGACATATACACAGAAACAAATCTACACGCAAGTAGTGAAAAAGACCCCCGGGGAGCGTCATCAGCACTCAACCCGGGGGGAGGTGGCCGGAAGGGAGGGACCGGCAGGCGGTATATATCATGTCCACCCAAGTGCCGCAACAGTCTTGATCTCACGCCGTCTGGATAGCTGAGATGAGTCCCCGCCAGACGTGATATGCAGCATTAAGTACTGTAAAGCCTCCGCAACGTGCGAATGTTTGTTCTTATCGATGGTTTCGTTCTTGGCATGGAACCTATAACCCCCCATCATGGCTGATTTCAGCCTAGTACACCTCGGATCAACCAGAAATGCAGGGTCTCCGTCCACTTGACGCATCAAAAAGTCATCAACTGCGTTGACTCGAGCCGAAATATTGTTGGTTTTAGCCGGAATTACCCTAAAACCCTCGGCTTTGATGATATCTACAGCACTTCTCTCGTCAGTTTGCGCCCTTTGTACCCCCGCTGGGTCGGTTACCACCATAATCTGGCATCCGGGGAAGCGTTCATGGATGATCGGCTTCAAAACTGTACGCACAAACCGCTGAATACCCATGTCGAAGCTCACTGCCTCGTCCAAAATCAGTGCTCGACCACGCGGGTCTTGCTGTCCGAACACCGCAGCGGGTGTCAACCCGAGGTCCATACCGATAATTATGGGCCGAATGCCGTTATTTATATGCCGAAGTGTCGCTTTCCCCATGTGGTAGTCAGGTTTGAAGTACTTATAGACAGGCGTTCCCGCAGAACTCAGCCCATACTCACCGTCAATATAGACTCTGACGTACTCATCCGACCGCCCCTGCGTGTCGTAATACCCATCCGGCAGGTTCTCGACGTTCTCTGCGTAGGCCGATCTACCCGATGGCTGCTTGAATACATCCCACCCGTTGTTATTAGGTGACACGCCGTCCTTGGGATCAAGCCCCTCCATCTGGTAGTACCACCACGTATCCATAGTCGGCGGGTTCGTATCCCCCCACATCCCATGCCACGTCGGCCCCCCGTCTTTCTTAGACGGGAAACGCCCAATGCGCTTTGACATCGCGTCTATGATGTCGGGGTGGATATCACGACACTCGTTAAACCATGCACCAGTAAGTTCCAGTGAGTTCAGGTTGGCTACGTCATCCGCGTCGTCCAGTGCTCTGAACATAATCTCGCACTCGACATCCCCGATCTTGAAGAAGTACGTCTTGGTAGTCCGCATGTAGTCCCCGCACACACCGGGCGGG